AGCTAAACAGTCTATTTGGGAAATAATCTAATCGCAAGCAGTAATCTCCATCTACAGGATTCAATGGAAAAGCCACTCCAGTAGTGACTGGAGCACCATTGGGCACAGTGTCCCCAGTCAAGTAACCCTTGGTATAACCGGGGCCACTTGGTGTAACACTCATTCCGCCTTCAGTACCGTCTACAGTATTACTATCGTCTGTGGTTAATGTGACAGGGTTGGCTGGACTTCCGTCGGCCAGGGTAGGCATGACATAAAATTGTTGAGTATCGTAGCCGCTCAATGGAACTTCAACATCGGCTTGTGTAAGAATAGCATCGTTGATTTGATTATCTTTGGTACGAGCACTAAACACCTCACTTTGTGTGGCAGGGGTATAGATTGCCCAGTATTCGGTGTTGGTAATTTCAATTCCAGCTGGAACATTTTTCAAGGCTTGATAATACACGTCACTATAGTTTGTGACCCAGCCAGTGGGATAGAAATTGCCGTTGTCCCAAATGTTTTCTGACACTACAGGCTTTTTGAGTATGTCCTTGAACTCCTGATTGTTGGTCATTGGCGTGGCTTTCACACGCCAGGTATGCGGCATCCATGTTTGGCTCATACCTTCTGTGGCATAGTCAGCATCCTGTACCACATAGTATCTTGGTAAAGGCTGAGGAATGGCTTGATTCAGTGGATGGTAATCTTTCAAGTTGGGCACTTCTAGCACATCACCGTTCATGAGTTTGCGTCCAAATGAGTCAATCATGTCATTGTAGTGGAAAGTAATAAACAAAGTATCATTGTTCAAGAACAGGCCAAATTGTGTTAGATCAAAGTCCACATCTTGGTGAGTGTACACACCGCGCATGATGTAAACGTCTTGATCATAAATTCTATCGCGGTTTTCTAGCAACAGCAAATCTTGGATGTTCAGTGGATCCAGTGTGTCGTAAATGGGTTGGGTAGCATCGCCGTTGCCCGAAAGAGCCGAGTCCTCACCACCAGTTTGCGGGCCTGCATATTTGTGGACAAAAATGTCCATACCCCCAACGGTGTACATTTCGGAGATTGTGCGGTCCAAAAACTGGTAATCGCGGGTTCGATTTGGGCGGTATAAACTTAGGCGTGGCATAATGTAGTATTTATGGGCAGGTTGACCAATAAATCCTGAACTGCTATAATTACTGCATTAGTCCAAAAGGAGCCCACATGAAACCAGTTAAACCGCTAAATCCACGTAGTGCAGATACCAATGCCATGGGCATGGAACCTGTGTGGAAAACGCAACCCACAGACAATCGTATCAGTGCTATGAGCAAGGCATTCTCATGGTACAACTATTTCTACGGCAAAAAAGATGCCCGTGACATGATTGTGAACTATTTGGAATTGCATGGTCGCAAAGCAGATGTGCGTACTCTTAAAGGTATCCCAGATTCTGCTATACGTTTGACCACAGGATGGTTGTGTCGTATGAACATGGTGGGACTTGAGTTGGCAGAAAAAGAGCAACTGAAGCTAGACCACATGCTGAAAGAAATTCTCACAAGCAAACAAGAGATTGAAGTGGAATCTGCGCCGATTGTAGATGCAGTAGCTCGGCCCAATATTCAAGATCGGCTTCGTGAAAAGGTGTTGGAGTGTGCCGGGGAATTAGACGGCATGTTTGACGAGTTTGTGTTGGCAGGTGCCAAAATGTCAGCAGACTATAAACCTATCATGGTAATTCGTGGCATGAACGTGGCTCCTCAACTGATATCAATTATTACTGACAATTGGAAACGTAAACTAGCAGAGTTTGAAGAAGTAGTCGAAGGCAAAGATGCTATGCTGGTGGAAGCATATTCAAATTTCAGCAAAATCCAACTTCGTAATTGTGTGAAATTTTGCGAAGCAGTGATCAACGACTGTGGTGCGTATGTGCAGATCAAGAAAGTGGAACGCAAACCACGCAAGGTCAAGGCAGTACCCCCGGAAAAACGTGCCGCAAAATTCAAACATGTACTAGAGTTTGCAGAGCTCAAGCTCAAAGGACTACCGGCCGCAAGCCTAGTGGACAAAGCAGAAGCCTGGTTGTACGATACCAAGAAACGCAAGTTGATTCATGTGGTAGCAGACAACTATACACAGGCGTTTACTATCAAGAACAACAGTGTAATTGGATACAGCACTGTGGAAACCCTACAAAAAACTGTGCGCAAACCAGCAGATGTTGTCAAGGCCATACAGGCCGCAGGCAAGCCAGCGGCACGTAAAATCTACAAAGATTTAACTACTACAGAAACACCCTGGAATGCCCGGGGTACTGAGAACTTGATCATACTCAAAGCCTGGTAAATAAGGGGGAACGGAGTTCCCCCAATGGCTGAACAAAATACATTACCTGAGTTAAAGCAAAACCTTATTGAGTATTGCAAATTAACCATGGGTGATCAAATAGTTGATCTTGAATTAGACCCTGCACACTACGAAGCGGCATACCAACGCACAATTGGCACCTATCGCCAACGTGCCAACAACGCCTATGAAGAAGCATACATTTTCATGGAGTTGATACGTGATCTAAACATATACACCTTGCCCCAAGAAGTATACAGTGTACGTCAAATATTCCGCAGAACGTTTGGCGACTCCACTGGACCGTTTGCGTCAAACTTTGATCCGTTTGCCCAGGCATCAATCAACGTGTACCTCATGAACTTCAACGTGGCAGGTGGCCTGGCCACCTACGACTTCTACAGCCAATACGTTGAACTAGCCGGGCGTATGTTTGGTGCCTACATGAACTACACCTGGAATCCGGTCACAAAGAAACTGCAACTGATTCGTGATCCCAAAGGCACGGGCGAAAATGTCCTGCTTTGGGTATATCAAACCAAACCCGAAATCCAATTGCTCAGTGACTACCAAATCAGCCAATGGATCCGAGACTACATGGTAGGTGCTTGCAAAATGATCATTGGTGAAGCACGTGAAAAGTTTGCTCAAATTGCTGGCCCACAAGGCGGCGGGCAGTTAAACGGTACTCAAATGAAGACCGAAGGCAAAGAGATCATGGATGCCAAGATCCAGGAACTGGTCATGTATGTGGATGCAAGTCAACCGCTCACCTGGGTCATTGGCTAAAACACTGATCGCTGGCTGTAGTTATGTTCACAAATTGAAGTTTGATGAACAGATCAACCATTCTCAGTACATCATACGTGGATCCCCTGGCGCCGGCAATCAAGCCATTGCTGCACGAGTCGTTCACGAAGTAGCCCAGCAAGATTTTGATCAGGTAATTGTATTGTGGTCTGGGGTGAACAGACTAGATATGCCAGTCCCTTTACCATTGCACAAAACATTTGACTATAACTTTGTTGACACAATAGATAACATTGCTTGGTATCATTCAGGTGGTATGGGGTGCTCGGGGCAATCAACTGCTGCCCCAAAAACAGTAAAACAGTATTTTGATATGTTGTATGTTGGAGCAGATCAAGATTACCTATCGCAGTTGACATTGTCTAACATACTACTGACTCAAACAGTTCTAGCAAATAAAAATATACCTTACAAGATGTGCTTCATTTATGATGTGCATAATTCTCAACCCAGTCAACACGAGACCAGTCATGGTATGCTATGCAAAAAATCTATTTTGTATTCTCAAATTGATTGGCAAAAATTCAAGGCAAAATCACCGTGGGAATGGGCCTCTGCTCGGAAAAAATTAGATCATACTGAATATTATCCAACCAATGAGGCTTTTTTTGAATGGTTTCAAGAGCAAATGAATGTTGACCTTAGTCAATAATTGTTGTATAATAACACATGCACCTAATGATTGATCTCGAGGGTTTGGCAACAGGCCCAGATACTTGTATTCTAACCATTGCCGCCCAGGCATTTGATCCCTTTGGCACAGGTCACTACGATCAGCATTACTACGCTAGAGTCACACTGGAAAGTCAGGAAAATCGTGCTATTGACAATGGAACCATTGAGTGGTGGTCCACACAACCTGAACATGCTAGAGAAGAAGCATTTGGCGAACAAGATCGGATCT